TTGCCGATCATATCGGATACGACGTCGCGGCACGCGCGGTCGGCAAGAGCGAGCGTCTGATCCGCAAATGGACGCATCCGCGCTCGGCCGCCTTCCCCTCGCTCATGCAGGCGCTGAATCTCGACGCCGCCTTCATGGCGGCTGGCGGAGACGGCGCGCCGATCCTCGAAACCTATGCCCGCCTCTTTGATATTGAGGCAGGTACCACGATCGCCTGCCACCTCTCTCTCGCCAGCGCCGTCGCTGTCGCGGCACGCGAGCATGGCGAGGCGATCGAACACACGCTCCAGGTCGCCCATCCCAACGCGAGTGATCGCGACGTGATGCGGGCGATCGGCTCGACTGAGGAGGCTTCGTCCGCGATGGCGGTCGTGACGCGGCGCCTCTCCGCATTTCTACGGCGCGGCGCGGGGCCGGGCCGGGAATATCGTGGGGGAACCACATGACCGCCAAAAAGCCCAGACTTCCCGGTATCCACTGCCCGCATTGTGGCGAACGGTCGATCGTTCGCGACAGTGTGCAGGTGACGCCGATCGTGCGCGAGCTGCGCCTGACCTGCGATAACATCGACTGCGGCCATTACTTCGTGGCGCAGTTGAGCGTGATCCGCACGGTACGGCCCAGTGCGCGCCCGAACCCCGACATTCATCTTCCCAACGGGAACTGGACGGCGCCACCGGCGAACGACGACGCGCCCCCGCCCGCCAATGATGAACGGCCGCCCGCGGCCCAAGATTCGACGACGCGGGCCGCTCCCTTGAGCGGCTGACCTCCCAACCGCGCCTCCCTGGCGCCCTGATTGAACCAATCACCCGGTCGCGATGCGCTTCCGGGGACGCCCTCCGCTTGCCCGAAAGAACCGATACCCGCGATGCGCGACGATCTGCTCACCGAAGTGCTCAAGCGCCTCAAGGCCGACTATGGCTTCAAGGACAAGGGCGCGTGGCTCCAGGAGGGCAAGTGCGCCAGATGCGGAAAGCGGGAAGCATTTGCCCGCGCCGATGCCCCCTGGGTGGTAAAATGCGGCCGCGCCAACCGCTGCGGCGAAGAGAAGCACGTCAAGGAACTCTACCCCGAAATCTTCGACAACTGGTCGAAACGGCACAAACAGACGCCTGAAAACCCCCATGCCGCGGCCGACGCCTATCTCTCCTCTGCGCGCGGCTTCAATCTCATGGGCCTGCGCAGCGCCTATACGCAGGAATGGTATCGTGATCAGGATCTGGGCATCGGCTCGGCCGCGGTGCGCTTTGCCCTCCCCGGCGGCGGATACTGGCAACGCCTGATCGACCAGCCTGGCCGCTTCGGCCGGAAGAAAGCGGTCTTCTCATACGGCTCCAGCTATCGCGGCCATTGCTGGACCTACCCCGGCGTGACGATGCAGGATCTGGCGCGCGCGGACGAGCTGTGGATCGCCGAAGGCATCTTCGATACGATCGCGCTGGTGCAGTCGGGCAAGGTGCGCGCCGTTTCCTCGCTCACCTGCAACGTCTATCCCGAATATTTCCTGGCTGATCTGCGCAAGGTGTGCGGCGAGTTGAATGTCGCCGGCCCTCGCCTGATCTGGGCGTTCGACGTCGGACGGGCCGGTGTCCATTACACTCGCAAGTTCCACAAGCGCGCGGCCGAGGAAGGCTGGCGCTCTGGCGCCGCCCAGGTCCGCCCCGATGGGGAGGGCGATAAGCTCGACTGGAACGATCTGGCGCAGCGCGACAAGCTCTCGGCCACGGATCTGGCGACCTATCGCTGGAATGGCGAAGTCACGATCGCGTCGACCGCCACCGCGAAGGCGCTGCTGATCTACGAACGCGAGAAGCTCGCGAACTTCCCCGTCACCTTCGGCACGAAGACGCTTTGGGCAAACTTCTCGATCGACCGCATTCAGGCAGAGCTGGCGTCGATGCTGGAGAGCACCGCCCCTGAGTTCGAACATTTCAAGACGCTTCCCTTCGACCAGCAATGGCACAAGGCGGCCGAGCGCGCGGTGGAGATTGAGGAGGTCGCGAACTGCACCTTCCAGACCCTCTACTACCAGCGCGATCCCAACCTTGAGGAAGGCGCCTACTTCCTCCGCGTGGACTTTCCGTCGGATCGCCCCAGCGTGAAGGCGACCTTCTCCGGATCGGCCTGCGCCGGATCCGGAGACTTCATGAAGCGGCTCGCCTCAGTCGCGCCGGGCGCGCTGTGGACGGGCAATCAGTACCAGATCGCCCGCCTGATGCAGCGCCAATGGGCGAATATTCAGGTGGTCGAGGCGATCCAGTTCACTGGCTATTCGATCGACCACGGCGCGTGGATCTTTGGCGACATCGCCGTTCACAACGGCCGCGTCTATGAGCCGAACGACGAGGACTATTTTGTCATCGGCAAACGGTCGGTGAAGCTGCGCACGTCGGAGCGGATGCTGCGCATCGCCTATGATGCCGATAAGCTGGACCTCTCCTGGACTGCGCCTCTGATCACCGCCTATGGCCCCAAGGGGCTGGTCGTGCTTGCCTTCTGGGTACTCGCCCTGTTCGCCGAGCAGGTCCGCGCGAAACAGGAGAGCCTCGGCTTTCTCGAAATGACCGGGGCGCCGGGCAGCGGTAAGACGGGCCTGCTCGAGTTTCTGTGGAAGCTGCTCGCTCGCCGCGGCTACGAAGGGTTCGACCCGACCAAGGCGACCAACGCCGGCATCGCGCGCACGCTCGGGCAAGTCGGCAATCTTCCCGTCGTACTGATCGAAGGTGACCGCGGGCAGGACACGCCGCACGCGAAGCGGTTCGAATGGGACGAGCTGAAAACCGCCTATAACGGTCGCGCCGTCCGCACCCGCGCCATCGCCAACAGCGGCATGGAAACGTTCGAGCCGCCGTTCCGCGGCGCACTGGTCATCGCGCAGAACGCGACCGTCGAGGGTTCGCCGGCACTCACCGAGCGCATCATGGGCGTTCATTTCGACAAGGGTCGCTTCTCACCCCAGGGCAAAGCCGCCGCCAATGCGCTCAAGGCGACCGACGCCGACGACATTTCCGGTTTCGCAGTCCATGTGGCGCGGCGCGAGGAACAGATCCTTTCCGCCTATTTCGAGGCCTTCGCCCGCTACGAGGCTGCGATGCTCAAGCATCCAGGCTGCGGCGACTATCGCTTCGCGCAGAACCACGCGCAGCTTGCCGCAATGCTCGACGCGATGCGCTTGGTCGTATCGAACCTCTCCGATCGCGACGTTGCCGACGCGCACGCCCTGATCCTCAACATGCTGGTCGAACGGCACCGCGTCACCGAGGCCGATCACCCCAATGTCATCCTGTTCTGGGAGCGGTTCGACCATTTCCACGCGCAGGACTGTCTGCACAGCCTGACGCCGGAAAATCCGATCGACCACGCCCGCGGGAGCGACGTCCACGCGATCAGCCTGGTTCAGTTCGAATCCCGCTGCGCGGCCAACGGCCTGCGGTGGACCTGCACAATGCAGGAACTGAAGCGCCTCCTGAAGACGTCGAAGGCCCGCCGCTTCCTCGAGAACAAGGCCGTCAACTCGGTCACCGGCAAGACCGTGAACTGCTGGGTCTTCCAGACGAACAACCCCGACACCCCCAAGAAAGGAGCCTGACAATGCTTCACACCCCGAATTTCGGGCGGACGGTGCCGCGCCCTGTCGCACCGCACAGCGCGCCATCCAGCGCGCACGCCCCGCTGACGCCTGCCGCCTATGTCGCGCTCCGGCGCAAAGCCGCCGGCCTGTCGGTCGAACAGGTCGCCGAACGGCTGTCCCGCCGTGCGTGCGATCAGGCCGAGATCCGCGCGCTGGTCCGCCAGCTCGAAACCCCCGGCATCACCGCCCGCCACGTATCCTCGCTCGACATCCTGCGCGATGCCTTCCCGCTCGACCCCAACGTCTATTTCCAGCTCGCCTTCGAACCGGTCGATCGTCACCCGCGCGTCTGTCGCGGCTGCGGATGCAGTCATTGGGATCTGTGCGACCGCGGTGAGGCGGGATCCTGCACCTGGGCGAGCGAGGAGATCTGCACGCGCTGCACCGATGGTGAATTGCTGTGAGCCGCGCTTCGCTCGAATCATGCCCGTGCCGGTCCTGTGCGCCGCACCGGTCAAAGGGCGCCATGCGGACAGGCGCGATCTTCGTGCTTGCACTGCTGGGCGCTTACTACCTGATCCTCAAGCTCACCGGTGCCGCATGAACGCGCTGACGATGCGGCTGCAACGTGGCGCCGATGGCGTCGCCCGCCACGTCCCGGCGCTCGCCCCGCCCCCGGCCGCGCCGAAGCCGCGCAAGAAGCGCGTGGTCCCCGATCCGATCAAGACGAACGGAGAAAGCGGGGCCGAACAACTTCGGCTGTTCCTGGAGCGGCTTGAGCGCCTGCATGACGACAAGCAGGGCATCGCCGACGATATCAAGGACGTCCTCGCGGAGGCGAAGGGCACTGGTTTCGACGCCAGGACAATCAACACCATCCTCAAGCTGCGCCGGATGGAATCGCATCATCGCGAAGAGGCCGACGTCTTGCTCGAAACCTATCTCGTTTCGTTGGGGATGAAGTGATGCGCCCGCCCCAAAACTCGCGCCGCTGGCACCGCATCGCCCAGGCCGCGCTGCTCGGCTTCGCCGCCCTTGCCGCGGTGCCGTTCATTCTGGTCGCGCTCTTCAGCGCGGCGGGAGGTCGGCGCTGATGCCCAGCGTCTGCGACATCCCCGGCTGCGGTCACACGCGCCGGCGCACTCAGCGCCTTTGCGGCCGTTGCTTCGGACGCCTGCCCGGCGCGATCCGCGTCGCGATTAAGGAGGCCCACCACCAGCGCCGCTGGCCCGATTGGCGAGCCGCGTGCCGCCGCGCCGGCGAACTCCTCAACCTGCCCGCCGCGCCCGCGGCCGCCCCTTCGA